GAAAATGCTTTTTCGGTTGCGTTGTAAAAAGACGTTGCTTCGCGCAAGTCCAAGCCGCTGTCTTGAGCCAACTCAATGATGTCTGGCTTGACGTAATCTCCGACTTCGCTGACGCCGCCAGCAATCATGCCGCCAGTAAAACCGCCAGCAAAACCGTCATTAAAATCTCCACCACGAATCTCCGAAATTGTTCCGTTAATTAAACCCTTGCTGATTGACTCACTTGTAACTTGAGCAAGCGTTTCGTTAAATCCCGCCTCAACAAATGACGAGGACATGGTTGAAGTCATTGAGTTTGTGAAGCCTCTGCCAGCATCGCCAGCAATATAGGCCGTACCCATTGATAAAGCGACGTCCTCAAGGTCTCCACCTCGCGCCGCAGTGATTGCGCCCATCGTGACGTAGGGAGGAATGCCAACTGTGCTTCCCGCAATAGAAAGCAAGACTGGAAGGGGGTCGTCAATTACCGCTTGAACTGCATCGCCAACTTTTTCAACAACTTCTTCCACAACATCTACAACGTCTTCAACAACGTCACCAACGGCCTCGACAACATCGACAACGGCTTCAACTGCACTTTCAACGAAACTGACAACTGCGCTCATATTTATTCCCTTTCAGCCCGCTTCGGGCCTAGCTTGACCGTCACGCGAAAACCAGTTTTGGTTCGCTCGGCCTTGTAGCCCATACCCTCTTGCGGAGGATTGCGCGAGATGGCTTTGAAAATGTTCATGATGGTAGGGTCGTCAAACTCACTGACCAACGTGTCAAAGCCCATCTTGTATGCGCCCTGAATGAAAGCGTATGAGTTCTCTAGGTAATTGCGTGCGGTATCTGCGTTCAGGGCGCGAAAGAAGCCAACACGACCTTCAGCGTTGTGAATGATAAAGAGGGTATTGCCGTCGCGCACAATGGACGTACCGGGCATATTCATCTCTTTGATTAAAGCCGCGTAGACGGTGGACGCAGGATGCGGAGACTTGGTCTCTTGAGCGGCAATCATCAAGATTGCTTCCGTTCCCAATTCCTTCTTTTTGCTATCTACCAGCATCACATCCCCTTAAAGATTGCGGCGGAGTAGATGTTTCCCATCCCAGCCGCCAGACTCATTATCAAACCATCAGGTGGTTCTGTCGATTCCGAAAGGAATACCGAATCGTTTTCAGTTCGGTTTGCAATCGCTGGGATAACGCCAGACCTGATGTCGTTCAAAAGTAAAAGTGTCTCAAGCAATCCACTGCTTCCCATCGTATGACCAATTTTTTGCTTATACGAGGTTGCAACGAATGCTTTTAGCGTTTGGGTCAAGGCGTTCTTTTCAGCCTTGTTGTTGGACGCAGTTCCAGTGCCGTGGGTTTTGACTATTTTAATCTCATCGGGCAATATATTGCTATAGTGGATTGCGCCCTCCATAGCCTTAATGAAGCCTTCTCCGTCCTCACACTGCCCAATTGCGTTTGTGGAGCGCTCTGAGGCGTTGTACGCCCCCACCAGACGGGCGTGTGGTTTAATTTGCTGGCGGGCCACCGCGTCGCGGGACTCAAACACCGCCAGAGCGGCCCCTTGACCGACTCGAAACCCAAAGTTGGTCGAATCGAAAGCGGATGGCTTGATGCCCAATTCTTCCTGTTTTTGGGTAAGGACAGCTTTGGATTCACCAAAAAACTCAAGAACTGCGTTTGAGACGCCGTCCTCGACTGTCAACACAATCACACGGTCAAAGTTGTAAAACTGGATTAGGTTCTGCACATCCATCATTACTTTGAGACTGGAGGCGCAAGCCGAGGCGTCGGTGGTGACCATGTCTATATCGCCGCAGGACTGGGCAATGCGACCTGCATAAACCTGCGTGAGCGTAAAGGGCAAGAACCTGTAGATATAGCTGAGACGCGACTCGTAGGGGCGCTGTCCGATGCCTGCAAAGTGAGCATTGCCACCAGCAAGGATGAAGGCGGTTTTGCCTACAGGGTTTTCGCGCAGGTGGGTCAGCAACTCAGGGTCAAGGACTTTTTCCGCCAGCTTGTGGGGAACGTAGGTCAAGCCAGATTTGGCTCGACTGTAGGTCTCTGGAAACCAGTTGACCTTTTGGGGGTAGACGACGTCGTCAAAGAGTTCGACGTTTTCGGTGGAGGCTGTTCGGTAGTGGGTGAGATAAATCATTTGCACACCTCGACGACTTCTTCCATTGAGGCTGGCTCTTTGGTCTTGTGAGCCATCAGCAGGTCGTAGACCTCATTGACCGTGGTGGGAGACCACTCCTTGCAAGTTGCCTCATCAATGCCGTAGATGTCCGTGAGGTACATCAGCATCACCAAACCGTCAAGGCTGTCCAGTCCAATGTCTTGGAACGAGTCGTCCATCGACTCGGCAATGGATTGCTTGGCGTGCGCTGGTCGCGCAATCTTTGCCACATAGTTAAAAATCTCAATGAAGTTCATGTTGCCGTTTCCTCAGTAGGTTGATTGACTGCTCCGACCAGTGCTAATGCCCAGTCTTGCCAGTTCTCATATATTTCGGGGCTGGGGATGCCTTCGTTGACAAAAACGTCAATTGCCTTTAATCCCGCCGCCCACTGCTTCCACTCCTCTTCGGGAGTATTTATTGATAGCTGTTGCGCCGCATACGCCTCGCACATAAGACTCGTCCACGAGTTCCATGTGTGATACCGAGGGTCGTATACAAGCGCAAGTGCCATATTAGTTTCCGAATGGTCTGACGTCGCCTAGCGTTACGCTCAACAACACCTTTCCCATTTGGTAATCACCGCCCTGCACGTTGCTCTTAAAAATTAAACGTATCTCGCGCCTTTGTTCGCGCATATCAATCTTTCCCGTATTGGGGTCAAACGGGTACTCCTGCGAGGTTACATCCGTTGACTGCGCGTAGGGGCGACCAGTCACTTGAAAAATCATCTCACCCTCTTGGATGAAATCAGGCTCAACGCGCTCCAAGTTGACCCAGAAGTTTTCGCCCACAGGTGCGGTCTGGGCTGGGCCACCAGCCACAAAACCCAAATCACTTGTTTGGAAGTAGCTTTCAATTGCGTTGGCCTCTTCGTCAATGACCTCATCAGTTCCGATTTCGTGTTGCCACAAAATAACTTGACCAGCCACAGTTTCAAAACTTGCAGTCTCAACCAATGTCGCCGTTGCGTTTGCAGACAAAGTCAAATTCAAACCAGCAAACGACATGGTTCCAGATACAGCGCCGCTGTTGACTACGGACAGCGTAATGGTTGTTCCCACAATCGTGGTCACAATAGCGCCCAAACCAACGCCTGTACCAACAACGGATTGGTTCAACACAATGCCTGTTGCGCTACTGACAACAATAGTGCTTGCTCCAGAAGTGCCAGTTGCTGTCGGTGATGCCGCATTAGGCGCAATTAAAGAAATAACAGCGCCAGAAGGAATGCTTGCAGAGACAACCTCTTGACCAACAGCAACCAAATTATTTGGAGAAATCCTAATTACGGCGCTTGCGTTGGTGGTTGAGATGGATGCTGTAAAAATCACCTCTTGCTCACTCAATGTTGCGCCAGCATTGATGGGGTAATGGAACACTTGAGAAAAGAATCCAGCAGTGCGACGAGCGCCTAAAGCCTCGCCTGCGTCATACCAGCAGTCTTCTCGCACGTTATAGATGATGCAGTCATTGCACTCTTCTGAGTTGCCAGAAGGGAAGAACCACCATATTTCGCCAAAACGAGGAACCTTGTTGACAAAAACTTTCTGCTGTTGAGCGTAGTTTAAGTTGTCAAAAAAGTAGTTCTGATTGAACGTGTTTTTTATTTCCTTGACCACACCGTTGTAAAGTAAGAAGCGGTCAACACCAATCCAGTAGTAGATGCCGTCATACTCAATCACGCACTGACTGGAAAGAATAGAAGACTGGCTGGAGATGATGTCATAGCGCCAGAAGAAGGTTTGAGGAACGGAGGCAATCGTTACAGTGGTTGGGGTGTAGGACACACGAATCAGTGAATCAAGCGCCCAGAACAACCCTGAAGGAGCGTTAGAGCCTCCTCGCACTGGCAAACCCTTCACAATCTTTGTAGACGCTACGTTGGTTTCGTTAGAGTCAGGCCCGTTCCAATCAAACGGGTCTCCAGCAACACAATTCTTGATGAGACCGTTGTCTCCATACACAAAGACGTATGGGTGCAGTACAACCACGCCACCAGCCACTTCAATGATGTCACCAGTTGGAGTTGTTCCAGAAGTGTCCCTAAGCGGAGACAGGGTTGTGCCATTGATATTTCCAGCCAAAACTGGAGTCACGGTTGTTTGGTCAATCTGCTCTAAGTTCTGACCGGGGTGCGCAAGCAACAACTGGTTTCCAGAACCTTGGGCGTCAAACGTAGAGTCAAACTGCCAAAGGTTCAAATCACTTTCCGTGAACCCGTCGTTGATTGTTGCCACATTGATTGAGAAGCCACTGCCAGTTCCGCCAATGGTTGCCGCTGTTGCGCTCAAAGTGTTGCCGACCGCATACCCATTGCCAGCCGCTGTCAAAGTCACTGTAGTCACCGTCGCGCCAGCTACCACAATCGTTGCCTTGGCTCCAGAGCCAGAACCGCCTGTGAGCGTTACGTTTGTATAAGTTCCGTTGGTGTACAGCGTGCCACCCACCAAGGTGTTAAGCGTTAAAACTAACCCAGTAAAAGTAAATTGGTTGACACCAGAACCGATGCCAAGATTGTTGATATTGACAACCTCAAGACCGTTGTTGTATCCGTTGAAAACTGAATTGACACCATCAACTGAGTTGACGTAAATGCCGCGAGAGTATCCGTTTGCATTGCTGACAATTGCGCGATAGCCACCAATTTTTCTTGGACGACCACGTTGAAAACGAACCCAACGAGCGTCTGTGTAAAAGTTTATATCAAAGATAGTGCCGTCGCGCTGAACTCCCGGCAACGTGTCAATCGTAAAAACCTTCTTGACCATCAGAACGTCCCGCCAGTAACACCACCCGTAAAGTTCCCTGTGCCAACAATGGCAAGACCAGTCGCAGACAGCGTTGACCGAAGAACGCCAAGAACAGCAAGGTTAAATTCACCCGAAGCGGCGCGATAAATACCCGTTGTTGCTTCTGACGCAAAATTCAAAGACGGTGCGCCAACTGAACCATTTTGCAAACTTATGGTGGACGACCCAGCAAGAATTGTATTGGCGTTGTACAAGTTTACAGAATCGCAAACCAAGGTGGCTTGACTGCCTGCGGTCAAAATAGCAGTGCCACCAGAACCCGTTGTAATTGTGACGGTAAAAGCACCTGATGTCTCATTGACAATGTAGTAAACCTGAACTGTTGACGGAACAACAATTGTGACGTTGCCTGTCAAAGTACCTGTGTATTTTTGAATTACGTTTGAGGCTTCAGAAGCCGTCAAGGTGTAAGAGCCAGACGTTACAGCTTTACTCAACTGAGTAAAAGCAAATTGCGTATTTCTACCCAAACCAACTGTGTAAAACTGAGTTCCACTACAAACAATGATGCAAGAGTCCACAGGTTGCAAAACAATTGACGCAGAACCGTTGACCAAATCACCGCTAGTTCCAGTTACCGTTAAAGCGCCTGTTCCACTATTTCGTAAAAACATGAACCAATTGTCTGCAAGCGTAGACGCAAGGGTCAAAGTTAAAGTTCCAGCGCCGCCAGTCCACACATAGGTTTTAGAACGGTCTGTTGTCAGTGCTGTGTAATTCGAGGAAAAGGTTGTGACTGGCTGGCTTTGATTAAGCGTCTGACCAATTGCCAACAAACCATAACCCGCAAGGGTGGCGGCATCAGCACCAGAGGAGCCAATTCCAAAAGCAATGATGCCCCACGTGCCTGCGGTCGTTGCGTTAGTGACAATGTAGATGTACTGGGCCTGCCCTGCGGCAATCGTGACAATAGTGTTTGCGCCAGTGTAGTCTTTGACCGTGACAGAAACAGCGCCGACGTTGCGAATCAAAGCGTCCTGACCGACTGAAGCCTGATTAGCTGGAGGCATCCACAACTCGTTTGCGCTGGAGGCGGTTGACACCTCCATGATGCGGGCGGCGGCGTCATCAGTTGTTGTGCCGTTGATGGGCCACTCCAACTGCAAGTCAGTCGTCAGGATGATGCGGCGATAGGAGACGTCCGTCGGTTGAACGACGTTGCCTGTGAATGGTGAGTTGAATGACATGATTAGGTATCCAATGCAGAGGCTTGACGGTCACCAATACGCTGTACATCCTCTTGCTTCAGGGTCTGAATGATGAGGTCGTAGTTCTGTTGCCACATTGGCATCCGCTCATCGTTTTTGACGTAGGGCATGGCCTGCAACAAAGAACCGTACAGCAACGCCTGTGGGGCGTATATGGTGAACCAATTGGTTTGGTTGGAAGAATCAAGCGGTTGAAGCCGCTCGTAGTACAAAACCTCAAAATCATACGCAACATCAGGAGACGGGGCAACCAGCCAGTGGGTGTAGTCGTAGTCGCCGTAATAGGCGGGCGCACCAGTCACTGTGGCGTCTGGGTTGTACTCGCGCAGGTACTCGTACTTGCGAAGCAATACAGGTTGCTTCTGACCGTCTACGGTGACGTTAAAGGAGACCGTCTTGTGCCAGCGGGCGGGCTTGTCGATGATGGGCTGACCAATCACCATGTTTGAGGTCTGCACCGTCAGGTTGCCGAGGAACTTGATTTGGCTGGCAATAATTTGCTCTGCCAGCATAATGAACAGCGGAATCTTGGCAAGCGTATCGTCATCGGTACGGTTGAGGTAAGACTGGATGTTTTCGACCAAAGAGTCGTAAGTCATTACCGATGCGGTTGCCATGTTTACCCCACGTTTCGTTCAAAATGTGGACAATCCACCAGTGATTTAAAGTTGCCGCCCCAACGATTCTTGGGGTGCAAAGTCTCCCAGTAAGCACCCAAAGGCGCAAGGATGCCCTTGTCCCAGATTATCTGCCCATCCCTGAAGAAATTCAAGTCAATGGCACAGCGCTTCAGGTGTATGGAGTTCATGGTCTTGGAGCGGCCCGCCTTGACGTGCAGAGCCTGCTGTTCGGGCGTTCTGGATAACTCCCCACCAGTGACCATAAAACCCTGCTCAGTAGCGTATTGGATGAGTTTGCAGGCGTCCAGCAGGAATGCGGCTTGCTCTTGGCTAAGGCTCATTTTTTGCTCCTCATGTCTGCCAGCTTCTCTACCGTTCGACCCCCGAAATATGCGAGGAAGATTATTTGGCCCCACTGGCCCAGCAAATTTACATAGCTTTCTTGTGCGTTATACCCAAACGCGGACATCATGGTGAACAGGAAGAAAGCCACAAAAATGGCAATCAGGGCCATTGGGCGGATGTTCTTAGACAGCCACGAGTCAGAAGACATATCAGCCTTCCAGCGGTCGCTGATGTTGTTCTCTTGGTTTGCTTGTGCCGCCAAGAGGATTTTGAGTTCTTCTTGCTCAACGCGGGCCTTCTCAATGCCCAACTCAAGCAAGCGCTCTTCGTGGTCAAATTGAAGCTGACGAAGTTTGCTGACCTCTTCAGGGCTTGGGTTGTCGGAAATCTTGACTCCAAGCGTTTGCTCAACAACCTCTTTGCCTTTTGCTTGAATCGCAGAAGACAAAAGGCCCAGACCATTCTGAGCCAATGTACCAAGAAGGGAAGCAACGATTGGAATCATGGTCATCCTCTCAATTCAAAACTTAGATTTGCATGACGGGGATATTGCACAACGCGCTCCCCTTCAGGACATTTGTATTTGATGGTCGCCAGCAAAGTTGCTTTTCCGCTGGCAATCTTTTCTTTTCTTACCATCGTGAGTTCGTATGTGAACGTGTCAATCTCTGGGCCTGCTGGGCCACTGAACTTACTTGCGGTGGTGGTTGCCTCATGCACCATGCCTGCCGCATCACGAATGCTTGGGGTAAAACTCTCAACAGAACAGTCGTCCCGTTTTTTTATTCTTGCAACCGTGACAGTGATTGGCTTGTCAGCCTCTGCCACAATTTTAAAATTCTCTGGAGACCATTCAATGATGGCTCGGTCAAAAAAGCCAAACTTGTCAGCAAGTGTGTAACTGCCACCTAGTGCGGCAACGCTTGCGGCAACTGCTCCAATGGCTTTAGTGAGGTCAATCATTAAAGCCCAGCTATCTTTCTGACAAAGTCGGCGGCTACACCGGGGCCAAGCAACACGGCAAGAATGACTACATACAAGAGGTACTCAATCCTGTTCATGCGCTTGGAACCTTCATCGAAGCGGGCCTGAATGACCTCGTACCTCTGAGCGCATATCGCCTCATGGACGCTTAGGCGCTTGTCGGTTTCGGTAGCCAATTCTTCGACCCCTTCCATGTTTTTCCCTTTAGTTCACAGGTTCAGCAATAATCTTTTCAGGCTGACCCATGCTTGCTTGGGCTTCCTTCTGTAAGGCTTCGATGATTTGGAAAGTCTCTTGGTATGGGCGTTGACCCAAGTAGCCAAGAATTTGGTTGACCAATTGCGTTGAGAGAGTCAGTTTGTCGTTCATTGCCATTTCCTTCAAAAATTTCCGCTGTTATGGGCCAGCGGTTCGCCACTTTTTATTATGCCTCTGAGGGCGCGTTCTTTGCCGCCTGAGCCGCTTGCTGTGCTTGGTAAGCCGCAACAACTTCAGGTGTCCAAGCCACGTTGCAGATTGCCACTACGTTAGCAGGAATGCCTGTGAGGTCTTGACCCGGCGCGAGGCTTGAGCGGTGGTAAGTTTTGCTCAGTTCGTTGCCGTCTTCCATGATGCGTGTTGCTTCACGATATAGAACGATGCCGTTTTCAGTAACGGTAATTTGGTCGATGCTTGTGGTTTTGGTGAGTGACATTTTGTTTCCTTTTATTTAAACGTGATATGAAAAAAACGCATCAAGTTCTGAATTGTTAACCAATGTGTTTGCGTTTAAGTCTGAGCCGCTTCCATTATTCTGTATTTCGACAGTTAAAGAACTTGAACTTGTGCCTAACCACGCACCTATCACGCCAGTAACACCAGATAAAGACCTTGCTCTAAATAATACCGCTGGTCTTGATTGGGTTCCATTAGAGTTAAAAGGAAGTCCTGAAATTGATAAAACTCCAGAAGGCGATGAAGTTGTCCCAACCCTTACCCAAAAAGATACAGTTACTAGATTTCCAACTTTTGTATATTGCCCAACTCGGTCTTGGTACAGAATTGAACCGCTACTAAATGACAAAGTTGGTGTCCAACTTCCTTCCTCATAATCATCTAGTGTGTTTGCGTCAGATGATGCTGATTGAGTTGCGGGGAAGGTGATGCCAGCACCAGAAGTCGTTGGAGTGGTAGCCCCGACACCAATTGCATTGGCAAACTGCACACCCTGCGAAGCGTTGGCAAGCATTGCCTGAGTACCAGAAGTGGCAATCGCCACCTGATTGGCGGCAGGGTAGTAGACACCAGTGTCAGTGTCCGTACCAGTCACCGCTGGGGTTGTGGCGCTGTTGTCAGTGCCGTTTAGGATGAGTGTCATGGTTAGCCTTTCGGATATTTGTCTTTGACCGCCAAGCAATCAGCTATGTATTTGTCAATCTGAGCTTGGTCGCCTTTGACCACACCGTCAATGTAATCAATGATACTTGGATATTCCGCTTGACGTTTTTGCTTGTATGCGTTAGGGTCAACCCAACCAATTAGTTCTTGTTCTGTTGGCTTTTGAATATCTTCAGACAGCCATGTAAGACCCGCATAGGTATAACCATTTTATGTCCATTTAGCAGT